TAACTTCTTCATCAAATTTATCAACAAATTCAGTATAATTAAAAGTGTACTCATTTGTTTCTTTTACCTTCTTAATTAAATTATGATTTTTAGATAAAGAAATTATAAAGGCATCAACAGCATTGAAAACAACTTCATTGAATAAAGGCTTTGAAGTTGTCCCCTTAGTTTTAGCAACACCACTTATAGAGTAATCAGAAAACTCAACTATTTCACTAAGTGGAATTTTAACCATTTTATCGGGGTTCTTTTTTAAGTCTTTATGATTAGGCTTATAATCTTTTAAAGGTACGATAAAAGCCTTTTCTTTAAATTGAATTTTACTCTCAGAACCTTTAATTTTTTGTTCTTTATAAATTGATATTGCCCTTGAAACATTATATTCAAACAATGTATTTCTCTCAGCAACTATAAAGCCTAATTTGTCTTTAGATTGTCCTTTATAACTTGCTAAGTTCCAGCAATATTCTCTTACCTTGTCCCAATCCTGTAATTTAAAAACATCATTGTTTTCATTGTTCATGGCTTGAACTAGATTCCAGATTGTTAAAGGCGAACTTGCATTGTCAATATCTTTTAAATTTTGAATTAACAATGTTTTTAGATCGCTTTTTATTTGTTTATTACTCATTTTTTTACCTTTCATAGTAAAGTTATTAATTAACTATCATTCTAAGCATATTCACATCTAAGTCAAATAAACCTTAAAATTTAAGTCATTGATTTTATTAGGTAATTCCTGCGATTAATCGCACAGATTATTCAATGATTTCAATGGGTTATTTTTCTATATCAATTCTATATATATCAGTCTGATATATACACCAATCAAAAAATTTACCATTCCAAATTTAATTATTTTTGCTACCCAGAGATAAGTTGCGTCTTTTTAAAGACTTGACTTATGCCTATTGTCGTATTAGTATATTTTTATTATGAAAGCAGAAAGAAAAAATATTAAAGTAAGTGATGTACTAATTACAATTATTAATATGATTGTCATTGGTACACTTATAATGTTATTACTTATCAATATATTTTAATTGACACACCATTTAGTTCGTGTTATCATAAGCTATTGATAACAAAGGAGAATTACAAATGATAGAATTTCTTATTACTGGAGAAATAGTTTGGCTCATAGCTAATGCAGTCTTACTGATATTAGAAAATTCACCTACAACTTAAGGAGAACTAAATGACAGACGACATACAGACAGAACCTTACTGTGATGAATGTAAGGGCAATCACTATATAATCAAAAATAACAAAGAGTACAACTGTAAGAACTGTTGCGTAGAAGTACCAACAGAAACAGAAATGGTTGTTATCTTTCGTGAGGAAGGGCTGATATGAGAATGGCAATTTTAATTGTTAATTGTATGACACTAGCAGTTGTACTATTAACATTTGATATTCTTGTTGGTGGTATCTTATGAGTTTAGTTATGGAACAAGATCCAGTCTTTCAGTATAACAACAATATGTCTAAGGAAGAAAACTTCCAAAGGTGGTGGCGTTGGAATCGTAGAGAGAAAGATAGATACAATGAGGTACAATACAATGAAGAAAAAGCTAGAGAAGTATTCGAGCTTTACTTTGAAAACTTAGGAAGGAATATAGAATGAATAGATATGATTTAACAAAAGTTGATAGGATATCTGAGTGGAGAACTAAAGACATAGAACACACAGAAATTCAAAAACAATACTATCCTATTAGGGATAAGATTGTTTCATATGTAAAAAATGATGAGCTTAGTATTCTCAACCATAGAATAGTTAATCTTATGTGTTTAATTGAAAGCATAAAGACTGAATGGAACTCATACCACGATGTGATGTGGTTGAAACTTCAAGAACTACTAGCCAAGAGAAAAAATTTTAATGCGTAACAGAATTAATGAGGACACGATAGATGTTCTGATTGATATAGCCTTTGTAGTTTATCACGAATTTGAGGGAGAAATTCCTTTAGCATTACTGCCATTCAAAGATGAACTTGAGGTACTACTAAATAACATTAACTTTACTATACACTAAGGAGGTATAATATGTCAAGACATCATCACATTATGATATACAAAGCCAAGATTAAAACTGGCGAGTATAATTTTGATGAAGACCAAGATAAGATTGGAGAGGTGGAAATTCAAGTTAAAGTTCCAAGTGAATCCAAATCAACTGCTGAGAACATATCAGAAATTACTATGGGACAACTATTAAATCCTAAGTATATTGGTGATATGAAAATGCAATCAGCCGAGCAAAAAGATTGGAGTCTATACCCTCAATCAGAGGCAATGACACTAGACATCTTCGAGAAGAAGGTTGTAAATAAATAATTCCAATAGGAATAGTAGCTCTAGCTTCCTTTATAGTTATCAACTGCTAGGGCTACTTCAATAGCTACAAAAAAACCCCACGAGGAATATCCTTGTGGGGTTTTTTTTATTCTCCTTTGTTTTTATTAAGCAGTACCAGCAACGCTTGATAGAGCAATTATATTAGGCACTTGAGTTGGTGTATCACTTACATCATCAAAAGCATTGTTTAGTTTGTTCATTCTAAACTGCGATTGAGGTGTCAATGCAAGAGCAGTATTACTGTCTGCTGATCTTAACTGTGCCTCAATAGGCTTCATCATCTTACCAAGTGGGGTATCGTTAAGTAAACCCTCAACACTTCGTACCTTAGATAGTATTTTTCTAACATCATTATAGAAACCCTGCCTCTCTTCTTGAAGGCTAACCAAGGCTGATGCCATTCTATCACGAAGTATTTTCTCTTGCTTGATGGTATTGAAATCACCCAAGTCGTGTACTGCCATACCTTGATGGTGGCATTCTACATTCAGTCTGATACATACCTTGTCGTTGAAGTTAGAAATCACCCAATCGGTGTAGGCTTCATGACCATTCATTTGAGATTCATATTCTTCCCTTCTTCTCCAATTCATAGCCTTATACTCTCTGTTGATATCATAATTCGTCATACCTATACCTTTTTCTTTTAGAGAATCGTGATTCATTAGCTCGAATGTATCTCTATTTGGATAAGTATTAAATCGAGCAGTAGCCTCTTCTCTATCCATACCATCTGAGTCTTGTGATATAAGATTGAAGTGTACACATGCGTCAAGGTGGAAGATATCTCTTGAGTGTCTATAATTTCCTGATTGATTAAAGGTAGATTTAAAAGTATCATATTCTTTAGATTTAAAATCTTCCATTCTTAAATTAGGAACATCAGTACCTCTTGGTAAACCAGAGTTATCCCATTTGTTTCTATCACTTATCTCACGCATAGCATTGACCTCAGCTTGAGGTGTGTGTGCTGTGATATAGCGATTAGCCACATTCCATGCCTTATGATACGCACTTTCCCATTGACTTTTATTTTCTTCATAGGTGTCCTTATGCTCACTAGCTAGATTGTGTATTGTTTTCAAAGCGTGTGGAAGAATAATACTTTCCTTCACATCTTTGCCTATCAAACATAATCGTTGTTTTGCTTTTGCCATTTGTACCTCCTTTGGTTTGGCTTTGTTGATACGATTAGTATATGCTATTCGTGTGTATGTGTCAAGCATGTGCGTAAGTGTTTGACATATATATATAAATGTTTATAATGGTAGGTATCAATAAGGAGAAAAAAAATGACACAAGAACTAGACAAGAACGGCAGACCTAAAGTCTACTGTGCCAACTGTGGCAAACGAATGAACTACACATACACGCAACAATGGTTTGGGTGTAGTGGGTATAAGCATTGGTCATACTGGGGATTAAGAGAAGAAGGTAGAACATTTCTCAGAAGAGAAGAAGCTGAAGTAGAACTTCAAAGACTTAATGCTTTGGGCTACAGAAATCGTCATTATGCTGGAGTTGGTAATGCAGAGTTACAAGTAGACGATGTCCATGGGTGGAGAGGAGACAATATAGAGTTCTATGTAGAACATAGTGAGCCAGTAGGTGAGCCTATCCCTTGGCAGTTTCATTCTCAAGAATGTATGATGCAGTTTCTACAGAGACCAGATATAATCAGACAGATACTTCCTATCATAGAAGCTAATAGAGCAGAGCCTGTCATACCTGTTAAGAAACCTCGTAAGAAAAGAGAGAGAAAGATTGATCTGCCAGACTATGATGCTATGAGTAGAAGGTTGGAAAACATATTTTGAAATACATACTTATCATTTGGCTATCGACTGGTAGCATTACAGTTCCTCTCGATGAGGGGAATTGTGATTCTTATATACAAAAACTAGAAGGCGAGGGCAGAATAACTTATGATGTTCCTAATACTTATCTTGACTTAGTGCCTCTTTGGGCGTATCATTGCACAACATTACAACAGATGAACGCAGAGTTTTCTGTTAAAGAACTTACAAAAATAATAGGAGAATAATTATGGAACTTTCAGATCTTAAAAAAGGTGATTGGGTTCGTATAGATAACGGACTTGGCACACCAGTTAGGGCTAAACTTTTAGAGTCGCCAAAACAAGGCAGAGGATTTAAGAATGTAATCTTGATGGATGTTCAAGGTCAAGATGCAGGACTATTCAATGAAGCTGGTGGTGTGTATGCTTGTGATATATTGGAGAAGATAGATGCTCAAGAAAATTAAACAATTCTTTAGCGACATACATATAAGATGGTGCATATATAGGTACACCTATCTTTATTTAAAACAAATTCATTTCAATAGGAGGAAGTAAATGTATATACATATCACACAAGTACAAGACTTTATGCGTGAGCGTGGCATACCAAGAGGATTTGCTATTGAAACTTTAAGAAAGAATAGACGCAATGGTAAATTTAATGTACCATATACTCTGATCGGTAACGCACCATACTTTAAAGAAACAGATTTAATTAGCTACTTAGAAAGGCAGGAGATAAATGAACACTAAAATATGTAAGACTTGTAATGAAGAATTTGCTATTACTAAATATCAAACTACAAAAGTTTATTGTTCAGATAGATGTAGTAAAGGCTGGACAAAAGCTAATGGTAAAAAGAAAGGAAGACCTAAAATAAGTAATCCAAAACAGTATGTAGCTGTGACTACCTTAAATAAATTACCAAAAGGAAATACTTGGAGATATAATATATAGACCCCCCTCGGAACCACAGGTTCTTATAGCATACTTTTTAACTTGAGTCAATACCCAAAGGAGACAAAATGAATATATTTTTTTTACATGAAATGCCAGAAATATCAGCGGAGATGCTATGTGATAAGCACATACCTAAAATGTTAGTTGAAACATGCCAGATGTTATCTACTGCATATCAAAGACACATGGGAGAACACGAAGGCTTATACAAACCAGCATACCCCAAACACCCTATGACTATATGGGTTGGAGATTCAAGAGCAAACTTTGATTGGGCATTTGACCATGCAGTAGCAATATCACAACAGTTCAGACAAAGATACAACAAAGAACATAAGTCAAGTAGAATATTAGAAATACTAGCAGATGAATACCAAGCAGAGAATGTAAACATTACTGATATAGGATTTACTGAGCCACCACAATGTATGCCAGATGATTATAAAGATGAAAATTATATTCAAGCATATAGAGATTACTATTGGAATGATAAAAATTACTTTGCCAAATGGGACAAAGGTGTTGATATGCCTGATTGGTGGTGGGATAGAATGCTAGGCATAAAGATAAAGTTAGTTGACACAAACAAACAAATCGCCTAACATAATAGTATGAAAAAAAATTACTCACAAGAATCTTTAGATAAGATTAAAAACGGCAGAACCATATATCTTAAATCAGTCAAAGTTGTAGACTTCTATCCTTACAATGCTCTCAAGCCAGTAAAGAATAAGAAGCTCGGAAAGACTGTAACTAAAGGCAGACACAAAGGCAGACCTATATACACATTGACACTAGAGGAGAGAGCTACTTGCCCTCGTACTTGTGGGCATTGGGATGACTGCTATGGAAACAACATGCCATTTGCACACAGACTTACTGCAGGTGCAGGACTAACCAAGAAGATATACGCAGACCTTACAGCCATACAAAAGAAACATGATAGGTTTCTAGTAAGACTGCATGTTCTTGGAGATTTCTATTCAGTAGATTATGTACAGTTCTGGGAGAAATGCCTTGCTAAATTTCCAGGTCTTGCTATCTGGGGGTACACACATTGGCACCCAGACACAGATATAGGAGATGAGATAGATAGGTTACGCAAAGAACATTGGGGTAGATTTGCAGTTAGATTTTCAGATTTACCTAATGATAATCTATCTGCTAATTCAGAAGAGATTACTACAAAGGGTGTTGCTTGTCCCGAACAGACAGGCAAGGCTAAGAGTTGTGCCGACTGTGCATTGTGTTGGACTATGGATAAACCAGTTAAGTTCTTGACACACTAAACGAATCGTGTTAGAATACAAATATTCGGATGTTAAAACGGTTTAACCTAGTGTATACCCATCCGATAGAGATGATCAGTATAAGCCTTATGGAGTTGATCCAGCATGGTACTATGCGGAAAAGACTAAAAAACTAAACGTAAAGTTTCAGATTTTATGGGGATTGGCTTCCCCACATCTCGCTAAGATATTTAGATATTCCGTAGTGGTCCTACGGATAGAGATAGTAAGAAACTGTCCCTGCTCGAGCTGAGAGGTGCATAATACAGACGGACTGCACTAAGACTTACTATCTCGCTTTATGAAGGGTGAGTCTGGTTATTGTAGGCTAAAAGCACGTGTATGCAATGGCAGATGGTCACCCTTCGCTAATAACAACAACAAAGGAGGCAGAAATGCAACGACTAAAACGACAAACATTCTCAGATGAACTACATAAACTTGTAGGATCTAAAATCTTTTCAGCAAAGTTTACTAAGAAAGATGGCTCGGATAGAGTCATCAACTGTATGCTTGGTGTGAAGAAACATCTGAGAGGTGGAGAGAGAACGACAAAGAAAGAAGAGTTTATGATTGTCTTTGATACTATCAAGAAACAGTATCGCAATATCAATCTCAAGACTCTTGATTGGATTCGTTTCAATGGACAATTATATACTGTAGAGTTGCAGTATAACAAGAACCAATTAAAACTAACACCAGCGGAAGATCTTGCAGATGAGTAGAGAACCACAAGAGAGAATTCAAGGGGGACGCTATGTATTTGCAGGCGTTCCCAATGATGATGAGGGTGAGAAGTTTTTTCAGAGTGTAAGAAAATACTTACATACAAATCCAGAGTGCACAAGAGAATCAGTCATACGGAGATGGAGAGGTCCTGGCAGATGGTGGGGTTCCTGTTCTCGTGAACAAGCAGATAGTTTTGTTATTTATATTGAAGAACGAAACTCTTAGATATTGATACGAACAAATGGTAAAACCCGAAGCTAGCTAGAGAGGTAGTGTTTGTATCAGGGAGCAGGTTAGTCGTTCCTGCTCCCACTTTATGGGGGACGGGTCTAAATAGAATCGTTAAGAATTATTGCTAGTTTTTCTTAACGTATATCCGAGGTACTAGCCATCAACGGCACAGGCATCCCCCACCCACTAATATATTGACACAATATAAAAAATATGGTATAAGCCTCTTATGAATTACACAGATCAGATAGAAGTTATTAAAGATTTAGGGTTAGATGAAGGGCAGTCTATGAGAATGGACTGCCCTTTTTGTATGCACAACAATACATTCTCAATCAGTAAGGAAGATTCAAAAGTATTATGGTATTGTTTTTCTGCCTCTTGTGATGCCAAAGGTGCATACTATACAGAGAAAACTATGCACGATATAGAACATTTTATATATGATAAGAGGGCAGACACAGATGCAGACTTTATCATACCAAAAAATTTTATATCACCACACTCTAGTGATAGGTGTCTTAGATATTTAATGAACAATAACGCATTCAATGCTTTTAATACAAATAAAGCAGATGTTAGATTTGATCCTGCAAGAGACCGTGTTGTATTTATGGTGCATGACGATGAAGATAAGATAACTGGAGGAGTAGGAAGGTCGCTGAACTATAACGTATTACCAAAGTGGTATGTGTATGGTAGTAAAAGATATCCATTCATATGTGGTGGCGGTGATACTGCAGTCATAGTAGAAGATTGTGCATCAGCTTGTGCAGTTTCAGATAACTTTGCAGGACTGGCATTGATGGGCACAAGTTTACCATTGGAGTATGTAAGTGTAATTAAAAAAAGATTTAAGAATGTTATCGTAGCCCTAGACAGAGATGCAACAACTAAAGCATTTGACATAGCCAGAGAAATAGGTATGATAGCACACACTAAAGTTGTGATGTTAGAGGACGACTTAAAATATTTTAAACCTGATGAGATAAAGGATATGCTATGCAAGAACGACAGTTAATAAAACTATTACTTAAGAAAAATTTTTATGAGAAGAATAAAGGTAAAGTCTCGAAGACTACATTTACCAATGGGCTAGGGAACTTCTTCTCTACCATAGAGAGAGCACATAAAGATTATGAAGATGATCTCACAATAGATGAGCTAATAGATTTACACACAGAGAAATACAATCCTGCATTGACACGAGCTGCAAGAATAAACTTTGAAACTCTTGTACAAGAAATAAAAGATGAGCAAGAACCTAACGAGGATATTGTTGAAGATATTTTAAGTGCAGTGCACAAACGCAATCTTGCACACAAAGTTGCTGTTGTTGCTACTGATATTTTTAATGGTCATGACAGATCATTTAATGATATCAAGGATTTACTTGAAGGCACGCAGACAGATATACAAGAGGAAGAAGCAGTAACAGATGACATAGGAGAACTTATGGACAGTTTAGATATACAAACTAAGTTTGAATTTAACTTACCAAGTTTACATGAACAAGTTCCAGGAATAGGTGCAGGCAATTTAGTTATACTATTTGCCAGACCAGAGTCTGGAAAGACTGCATTCTGGGTCAATCTTGTTGGAGGCATACAAGGTTTTGCATCACAAGGAGCGAAAGTACATGCATTAATTAATGAGGAACCTGCAGTTAGAACACAGATGAGAGTCATCAATGCACACACAGGTATGACTAAGGATGAGATACTAGACAATATGGATGTGGCAAAAGATAAATGGAAAGCTATAAAAGATAATGTTAAACTTCTTGATACTGTTGATTGGACTATTGAAGATGTTAACGCACATTGTGAAAGGCACAAGCCAGATATACTTATCATAGATCAGTTAGATAAAGTAAATGTTATTGGTAATTTTTCACGAACAGATGAAAAGCTTAGAGCTGTATACACAGGAGCAAGAGAGATAGCAAAGAGACATGACTGTTGTGTAATAGCAATATCACAAGCATCTGCTGATGCACATGGTAAGACAAGTATATCATTTGATATGATGGAGAACTCTAAGACAGGTAAAGCTGCAGAGGCAGACTTAATCATAGGTATAGGAAAGCATGGCAGTCTAGATTCTCTTGATACAACAAGAGTCTTATGCATAAGTAAGAATAAGATATCAGGATATCATGGAGAGATAACTTGTAATATAGAGCCACAACTATCAAGGTACAGAGTATGAGGCTAACAGTAATTTCATTGGGTGCAGGCGTGCAGTCTAGTACTATGGCACTAATGGCTAATGAGGGATTGATAACACCAATGCCAACATGTGCGATCTTCGCAGACACACAAAATGAACCTAAATATATATACGAGTATTTAGATTACCTAAAAGGTATACTAAAATATCCTGTGCATACAGTAACAAAAGGGAACATAAAAGAGGATATGCTAAAGCCTACTACTAAAGGGTATACCTTTCCCACTGCACCTTTTTACACGCTGAAAAATGGCAAGAAGGGTATGGTCATGCGTCAGTGCACAAATGACTACAAAATTCAAGTTATAAGAAAAAAAATTAGAGAGCTGTTAGGGCTAAAGAGATATCAACATGTAAAGAAAGATATGTTTGTTGAGCAATGGATAGGCATTTCTAAAGATGAGATTATGAGAAAGAAAGATGCGAGAGATAAGTTTATAACTAATAGATGGCCTCTTCTTGAGGAAGAAATGAATAGACAAGACTGCATTGATTGGATGAAAGAGCGTGGATACAAGATGCCAGAGAAGAGTGCGTGTAATATGTGTCCATTCCACGATGATAAATACTGGGCTAACCTTAAGAAAAATCACCCAGATGAATTTGCCGATGCTGTTGACACAGATATAAAAGTAAGAAACCTTGGAAGAGACAAGGAGGCAAAATTATTTATACATAAAACTTGCAAGCCATTATCTGAGGTTGAATTTAACACAGAGGAGGATCAATTAGATATGTTTGACAATGCGTGCGAAGGGATGTGTGGGGTATGATTACAGTTTTAGACGTAGAGACCAGTTTTAAGATTGTAGATGGTAAGGTAGATCCATTACCGTTTAACCCACACAATTTTTTAGTTAGTATTGGAGTCAATGATGATTATTATTTTTTTAATCACAATGACAAAGAGTTTGACACACAGACAAATCATAAAGCAGTTCAAGATATACTAGATAAAACTAAACTATTAGTAGGACACAACATAAAGTTTGATTTAGTATGGCTACTAGAGTCTGGATTTAAGTATAACGGCAGGCTGTATGACACAATGATTGGTGAGTATGTATTACTTAGAGGATTGCGTAAATCATTGTCTTTAAAAGAGATTTGTAAACGTAGAAGCATATCTCAAAAGTCTGATGCAGTAGATCAGTATATGAAAGATAAGATATCTTTTGAGAACATACCAATAGATATCATTGATGAGTATGGAAGACAAGATGTAATATCTACTAGGGCTTTGTTTGATTCACAGATGGCTGACTTTAAAAAGGCAGGCAATAAAGGATTACTTAAATCTGTTAAGATGATGAATGAGTTCTTACCTGTGTTAGGAAACATGGAGATGAATGGTATACATATAGACACAGACAAACTTGATGCAGTTGAGAGAGAATTTCAGGAAGAGTTTGGAACGATAGCACAAGAAATAAAAAGAATTATAAGAGAGAAGATGGGAGACACACCTATAAACCCATCAAGTACTGAACAATTATCGTGGCTTATCTATTCAAGAAAAGTTATTGATAAAAAAAAGTGGGCTGAATCATTTAACATAGGCATAGACAAATTTACCAAGAGAAAAAAACGTAGGCCACAGTTATCTAGATCTAGATTTAGAGATATGGTCATTGCAGGTACAGAAGTTTTAAAAAGAACATCAGCTACACAATGCAGACACTGCGAAGGTAAAGGTTTAGTTAGGAGATTCAAAGTAAATGGAGACCCATATAAAAATCTTACAAAATGTCATGAATGTACTGGAGAAGGAGTAATTTATTTAGTTCTTAATAGAGCTGCAGGTTTCAATCAGTTTCCAATTGGTGTATCTGAAGTTGCTGAAGGTGGATTTAAGACAGATAGGGATACACTGCAAAGATTATCTACTAGAGCACGAGGAGATCTAAAAGAGTTTGTTGATTTAATAATCAGATACAATGCAATAGATACATACTTAAATACATTTGTAAATGGAATAAGAGACCATGTTAATGATGATAATATACTGCATCCAAAGTTTATGCAGTGTGTTACAGCAACAGCAAGATTATCTAGTCGTGATCCTAACTTTCAGAATCAACCAAGAGGCAATACCTTTCCTATTCGTAAAGTAATTACATCTAGATTTGAGGGAGGAAAAATAATGGAGATAGATTTTTCACAACTAGAGTTTAGAACTGCTGTATTTTTGGCCCAAGATAAACAAGGTATGAAAGATATAAAAGATGGAGTAGACGTACATCAGTTTACTGCAGATACTATAGGTGTATCAAGACAAGAGGCAAAGGCACATACATTCAAACCTTTATATGGAGGTATGTCTGGCACAGAGGATGAAAAAAGATATTACAAAGCATTCTTAGATAAGTATAAAGATATAGCTAAATGGCATGAAACCTTACAAAGCAGTGCTATAGAATTTAAAAAGATTAAAACTCCATCTGGAAGAGAATATGCTTTTCCATATGCACAGAGGCAAGCTTGGGGTGGTTCCAGTTATTCAACGCAGATAAAAAATTATCCTGTTCAGGGATTTGCAACTGCAGATATAGTTCCTATTGCCTGTATTAATGCATATAATATTATGAAAGATCAAGGAGTTAAAAGCTTACTAATTAACACAGTGCACGATTCTATAGTTGCTGATATTTTTCCTGGAGAGGAAACCATGATGGCAGAGATACTAGATATGGCTACAGCTGAAGTAATAGATTCTCTTAAAACATATTATAATTTAGATTTCAATGTGCCACTTGACACAGAAACTAAGATAGGTTACAATTGGCTTGAAATGCAAGAAAAACCACAAGCAGAGAGGATAGTACTATGAAATCATTTGAATATATATTCAATACTTTAGCTATATTAATTATATTTTTATTAATATTAATGCAACATACCTATTGACTTTATTTAAAAAGTAGTGTATAAGAAAACAAACCAACCAAAGGAGGACAATTTGATGTCTAACAACGAAGTAGCTAACATAGACGGTCTATCACAAGATCAGATCATGTCTATGATTGGCCAAGAGAAATCTTCTACTGGCAACTTCTTACCGAAGCTAGCCATAAATAGATTTCCTGAAAATGATGATGGTGCAGAAGTACCAGTAGGATCGTATGGAGTGTATGTTCCTGAACTAGATAGTTATGCTTATGGTAAGCCAGTAACTTTTAGGCCATTCATGAATGCATATCAATATATGAAATATGATGCAGATAAGAATGAGTACAGCAATAGGAGTATAATCTTTAAGTCTTGGAAAGATGAGGCCATAGATATACAAGGTGGTGTACGATGTGGTAAGATACCAGCAAAAGAATTAGCTAATCTTTCTGATGAAGAAAGAATGAAACAGAAAGCGATAAAGTGTTATCGTTTAGTTTATGGTTTAGTTTCTTTTAAAGGTACTCTTCCAGGAGGAGATGCAGCAGAGGTAAAAGAATTACCTGTGTTGTGGAAAGTTACAGGAAGTAATTTTAAACCTGTTGGAGAGGCTATAGAAAGCCTAAGACGCAGGGGTAAAGTTATGTTTAACCATACACTTGATCTTAAAACTATGAAAAAGAAAGCAGGTAGCAATGTATTCTATGTATCAAACATATCAGTTAATCCAGAGGAAGTTACATTCACTGATAAAGAAAAAGAAATTCTCTTATCTTTTCAAGATGTTATCAATACTGAAAATGAAGAGATAGTAGAACTTTGGCGTAGTGCTAAAAAGGTATCTCCTACTACAGCCGATGCAAAAATCATAGAAGCAACAGAGGATCTAGACGATGATCCAGCAGAGATACTTGCTTCGTGAGTTCGGACATCCTAGAAAAAGTTAGGATGTTTCTTGAAGCAGCATCCAATGATGCTGTTGAGGTATCCGATGATTTGATTACTCAGTTTGGTGACGCTTGCATGGAATCATTCCGCAAGCAATTCACTGACCAAAGAAAAAAAGAGTTTGGTCTTAGAGCATCAAACATCGGAAGACCTTTATGTCAATTACAAATGGAGAAAAAAGGTATTAAAGGAGAATCGCACCCATACAACTTTAAGATGAGAAATTTGTTTGGCGACTTAGTTGAGCAAGCAGCAATGATAATTATGAAAGCTGCTGGTGTAGAAATACAATCAGAACAAACAAAGACAGAATATAAATTAGATGATGTAAGTGTTAATGGTACTCTTGATGTAGAGATTGAAGATAAAGTATGGGATATTAAAAGTGCATCGCCATGGTCATTCACTAATAAGTTTGGAGAGAATGGTGGCTTCCATGCAGTAGCAGAAGATGATTTATTTGGATACCTAGCACAAGGGTATATGTATTCAGAAGCTAGACAAAAACAATTTGGAGGATGGATTGTTATCAATAAATCTACAGGAGAGTGGGTATTAACAGAGGCTCCCATTGCTGATGAGGAGTATAAAGATAAAGCAATTAGTGATATTAATAATAATATTAGAGCTATAACATCAGAGAAAAAATTTAAAAGATGCTTTAAAGATGAAGATGAGTACTTTAGAAAACAAAAAACAGGTAATAAAATTCTAGGTACTGCATGTAGTTTCTGCCCTTACAAGTTTCCTTGTTGGGGAGAAAACTTGCAACTGTTACCACAACAGCAGTCGCAAGCTAAAAACCCTAAATGGGTTTGGTATACTAAAGTCAAAAATCCAAGGGTAGATGATGGCTTCTAGTGTACGCAGTCGAAAAGCCAAGGGGCGAAGGCTTCAAAACTGGGTTAGGGACGTGCTACTGTGTACGTTCCCTAACTTAAAGAAAGATGAAGATGTTTGTTGTGCTATCATGGGCGAGTCAGGTATTGATGTTAAGTTATCTAGATTTGCACAAGGACTATTTCCATTCTCTATTGAATGTAAAAACAAAGAGACATGGAAAGGTTTGTATGATGCGTATGATCAAGCTATATCTAATGCTAATTTAGAGCCTGTTGTGGTATTAAAGATGAACAAAAGAGATCCATTGATTGTACTTGACTTTAAAAAATTTGTTGCTATAATCAAAGAATCAAATATGAAAACTAACTTAGGAGACTTACTATGATTACATTTCCACACGGAATAACTGATGAAGAAATAGAAACTTTATCAGAACAAGCACAAGAAGATGTAAATAATACGCTACATGATCTTGCTGTTAAAAGAAAAAAGCTAATAGAGTCTGGCATAACAGAAGAAGACCAAGAGATAAGAGAAATTGATGCTCTTATAGAGGTAATATGACAGATAATTTAATACCAATAGATTTATTTTCTTCTGTATCTGTCGTTATAACACCACATGAAAAAGGATTTACTTGTGGTATTGTAGATGCTAAACCACCATCACAAAGAGATATTTGTTCTTATATAGCTAAAGGATTAGTTCGATTTGTTACAACAAATCCTGATATAATATATGAAGAAGGAATGCAAGGATTTTATGAAGATGATGCAGATACAGAAACTAATAAAAGTAATGGAAACGTTATTGATTTATTTAATTGGAAAAAAGGAGACTTACATTAATGACAACACACTTAGTAATAGGAGACCCCCATTGCACACCTCATGCTAGTAATGAAAGATTTATCTGGGCAGGCAAAATGGCTAGAGATCTAAAGGTTGATAAGGTAATTTGTATGGGAGATTTTGCAAGCATGGACTCTATGTCTAGCTATGATAAAAAGAAAAAATCATTTGAAGGTAGGCGATATAAAAAAGATATAGAGCATGCACATGATGCACTACAAAAATTTAATAATGGTTTGGGTAAGTATGAGCCAGAGATGCACATGATGTTAGGCAATCATGAGGATCGTATTGACCGTATGGTTGAAGACAACCCAGAGCTTGAAGGTCATATGACTATTGAGGATTTAAAGTATCCAGAATATGGATGGCATACCTATGATTATAGATATCCTGCAGTTATAGATGGAGTATACTATTCACACAACTTTCCAAGTGGGGTTATGGGTACGGCTATATCTGGAGAGAATATGGCAAGATCATTGGTAAATAAAAATAAAGTATCATGTACTGTTGGTCACTCTCATTTGTTAGACTACGCCATAGCTGCTAAACCATCTGGTAAAAAGATAATGGGATTATCTGCAGGTTGCTACTTGACACATAGAGAAGCATACGCATATAATACACAAAGACTATGGTGGTCTGGCTTAATTGTAAAAAGAAATGTAAAAGGTGGAGAGTATGATATTGAAACTGTTCACATTAGCGAGGTAAAGAAAAGATATGGAAGACGTAGTTAACTCACCGAATCATTATAGGCAGTCTTCTACTGAGACCATAGATCTTATTAAAGAATCTATGACTACGGAAGAGTTTCATGGCTATTTAAAAGGTGCATGTATGAAATACATGGCTAGATACAAGTATAAAGGGCAGCCTGTCCAGGACTTAGAAAAAGCACAATGGTATTTAAGTAGGCTGATAGTTGAAGTTTTAAATGTAGAAGTAGAAAGAGAGGCAGAATAATGAACAAACCTATACATAAACATTTATTAGTCTATGCAAAGATAAATAAATTTCCTAACGAAGAAGAGAAAAAAATAGTAATTACCTTCATGAAAAGATTAGTGGATAAAATAGAAATGAAACTAATTGGTGGGCCTATTGCAAAGTATGTAAGTGATAAGGGCAATGTAGGATGGACATCTACCTTACTATTAAGTACTAGTCATGCGGCTATGCACATATGGAATGAGTGGGGGATTATGCAACTTGATGTGTATTCATGCAAAGACTTTAATGAACGAGAAGTTATTAACTTTTTAAAAGAAACATTCGATGCAACTTTAATTAAACACAGAATTATTAACAGAGATGGAGGAGTTAACGATGAAGAGGGATTAAAAATAACACAATACACATAAAGGGGTCAAACTTGCACATACAAGCGAATGTGTACCTCTAGACTACCCTGGTATCAACTAAGGTAGAATCGTTTGAATACGGTAGCTTTTAACAATAAATTTTTAACAAAAGGAGAAAGAAAATGGCAGAAGCTAAACAAACTGAAGAGGCAGCAACACGAGCAGCCATTCAACAACAAATGGATAAACAATATATAATATCTGGATCTCAAGTACAAAGCATACTACGATATCTATTCACTAGACCCTATGGTGAAGTGGTTCAAGGAATTGAAGTACTATCAAAAGGGCTAAGAGAATTAGATCCGAAAATAAGTGCAGACTTTGTTGCAAAGAATTCAGATGCAAAAAAATAGTTCGCATCTATTTGGAATGAATGTCTCATTAACAGGAGCTAATGAGATAGCAATAAGCCTTGATTACCCAGCACCCAATATGGTTTATGAGGAGCTTAATAATATTGATGAGCATTTTCATGCTAATATTTTATCTGCGGTAATCAGGCATTGCAATAGCAACGCTGAAAAACTTAACTACGAAATAAAAGATTTATTAGAAAGGATATAATGGAAAACGTAATGAGAGCTGAAGTCCCAACAAGAATGAGAAGTACAACTGTGCGTATGAAAATTGATGATAGACGAGTGCTATCAATTGTAGATTATACTGTAAGTGATACAGGCGTATTGCCGATGGCAGTATGGATTAAGGTAAGGCCCACTGAGTCTACCTTAGATAGAGAACTTAGGGCATCAGGTAAGATGATATCTTTACTGCTACAATATGGATGTAGCTTAAAAGAAATAGCTGAGACATTAACAAAAGATTCTATTGTTGGTTCTGCTATAACTTATTTACATAAAAATCTTGAGAGTATATTATCTGGAGAACAAAGTGACAAGATACCAAACTTAAATACAGATCCATATAAGATTAAGGATACTGGTTAATTATCTTGTAAACGTGCGGCTATACCAGGAGGAACATCAGGGTTTCTTTGGGATCCCCCAAATTCTTTTTTGTGCCTTTCCATTTTTTCATCATTATATTTAATTATTAATCTATTTTTGGTACTGTCTTTCTCTGAGCCTACAAATTTTTCAAGAAAACTTTTTACTCTATTTTTTATTGGCCCACTATCTTCTCCATAAATTCTTTCTTTAAGGGCATCAGTAGTTGGTACATTTTCATATTCAGGAATTAGATTATCTCCTGATGCAAATTTAGATAACTCAGTAAAATAATTTTCAGTATATTTTTCTTGAAATAATTTTTCTGCAGCTATTAGTTCATCTCCTTTTAGTGGTTTTGTTCCTAGCCCTAACTCTTCTCGAACTTCATTTGCAATAGAATTACCTACCATATTATTATTAATATCCATTAGTGAATCTTTAAGTAAATCAGGTCTAGGTTCTCCTACATCAGTAGTTGGTATTCCTAAACCTAATGTTTTATCTGGAGTGCCAAAGGTTGTATTATCTTTGCCAGGTACTTGCTTACTAACTAAAGGTAGTTGAGGATCTTCCTTTATTACTTTTTGCCCAGAAGCAATTAGCACTTCAGGTATATAAGTTCCAAAATCTTTTACAGCATTTTCTCCTTTAACTAAATTAAAGTAACCTCCAGTATATCCATGTGTATAAGAGTCTCTTAAGCTGCCACTAATATCATCCTCGAATATATTTGATGGAAGATTATTAGCTAATTGAGGATTATCTTTTATGACTGGTTCTATAACATCAAAAAAGTTATTTGCTATTACACTACCAGCACCACCACCGACATACACCGATAGTCCTTGGCGTGATATCATATCTTTAGCCATAGATGTTACGTTAAACTCATCTATATGTTGGTTCTCTTTATTTTTTGATACTAAAACACCATGCATATGCCTTCTATTTTCCTCATTAACATCTAATGGACCATCAGGAGTTCCACCATAAGTAATAGTTTTATTAGCTAGACGAGACTGATCTGTATAGTATCGTGCTTTATTCATAATATTAGATTGACTCCTAGGATTACCAGCAGGGTTACCTAAACTAGAA